TGCATGACGAAAACCAGACCCCAACTCACCGCTTTATGGCCGGTCGTCAGCGCAAGCGCTCGGTCGCCGTCTTGCTGCGATGGCATGGCCAGCACAGGCTTTCGAGGTTGCTGTCGGCGTCGGTGCCGCCGTGCGCTTTGGGTGTAATGTGGTCCACCGTGGTGGCCGGTGTGATACGGTCATGACGCTGGCATTCTTGGCAAAGATGTTTGTCGCGTTTCAGTATGCGAGGACGTATCGAATCCCACAGGCGACCATAACCACGTTCATGTCGGCTCTTGCCTTGCTGGTGGTTAACCCAGTTGGAATTGCGGTGTGTCTCACAGTAGCCTGAGCGATCAGTTGTCGTATTGCGGCAACCGGCAGAACGGCAGGCGCGTGGGATGGCGGCAGGCACTACTTGCCCACCCGAATGATGATCGGTTTCTCGGTATCATCATTATGTAAGGTGAAAGTGGCGCTAATGGCATTCAACCCATCGGGTTCGGTAGTTAATGTTGTGCTTACTAGGTTGGATATCAACTCATCATCAATAGCAAGACCGAATCCGATAAAGCGTTCAGCGCGATAAAGTTTGCATAACTTGGCTGTTTTCATTAGAACTCTTGTTCGAATATTCTGTAGATGAATAGCGACGGCGATAGTTTTGGCTATCATGCGGTAGTGACAAATTACTGGTTCCAATATCCATTCTCAATCAATATCAAATACCACCGACAACCATGGCGTGATGAAGGTAAGCACTGATAATAATCATGCTTGCATTTTTGCTCAATCACACAATAAATGAGTACTGCGAGGAAAGAAAAAAAACCACCATGCGGATTAATCAGTAATCCTTGATAAACCGGATCGACTCGCGGTCTAATTTTTGCTTCTTTTTATAACCAGTTGAAAGTGTTACAACTATCTTCACTCTATTCAAATTATTGTAAGATTTAATTATTTTGGACTTAAAACTCTTGATCTCAGAAGGGAAAGCAGCAAATTCGACATAAAATAAAACTGACTCAGAGACATTCAATCTCTTAGAAACCGGGTAACATACCGTTTCTTCCCATATCTTTACTTTTTTTACTTTCCCTCTAAATTCCCAATCTAAAGACTTGATTATCACTGGGACTAAACCAATATTCGTTACATCGATTACCATACCCAAAGATGCAGCTCTTCCCGGCATTATAACGTCTGAGTATGTTGACACATTAATTTTAGGAAGAGGCTTTCTATTAGCAAAATAAAGTGAAACCACAACAGCAAAAAAGGTTGCGGCGCCAGCAAACCAAGTTGCAAACATTATCCAGTAAGTCCATTTTGCTGTTTCTTGAGCGGCTAACAATGACTCATAGGCATTAATATCAGCGTTCATACAAAACCACTAGCATAAATTTTAAAAATTGATTAGTTAAACATTATCACAGACACTCAGCGAATGTCTGTTGTAATGCTCACAGATATTTTTTCACCAGTACTTTCAGTTCGTCTTCCGCAGCATCGCCTAGTTGCCCAATACCCGATACAACGAATTTATATGCCGCTTCGAAATCCTGGACACCACTTTTGATTTCCTGCGCTGACGTCAATACAGAGACAAAGTAAAGTGTTCCATCAATACCCTGACCGCCGTCATCAGTGGTCGCGGTAACAGTAGTCTGGCCAACAGTATTGGACGTGACAGGCACAACAAGAGTACCGCTGGCATCGGTCACGCCCGAAGACTGAATGGTCCCTTGCGATACTGAAAGATTCACGGTGGCGCCGAAAACCGGTGTACCTGCGTCATTGGTCACGACAATTTTTATCTGATTCTGCGAGATGCCATCGGCTGGTACGCTGTTTTTCAAAAGTGTGATAGCAATTTTGTTGGTCATTAGGGTTCTTACCTCGGATGTTTGGGTTTCAATCGCCACAGCGGCGACCGGTTTGATGTAGATGGCTTTGAGCCAAGAAAAGATTTTCTGGGTTACGGTCATTTCTGCCTCGCTGCCTCAATTTGTCGAATGCTCACCAAATGGTTGTTGGCTGTCTCAATCGCAGCCAGCAGCGGCGTTATCCATAAAACAGCCTGGCAATATGTCAGGGGGCTGGTGGTAGCGGGACTAGAATTGGTGCCGTTAGTTCCGCCGGAATCGGGGTTGATGGCGCCGGCACGTAAACGGTTCGCGTAGTCGTACAGGCCGTTAGCAATATCGGCAGGCACATTAAGAGCACAAGTCGGCTCTTTTTTGAGAATGGTTCGATATTCAACTTGTTTTCCCTCGGTAGTGGCGGTGCTCTGCTTATCGTTTTGCAGCGCGGCGGCGGCAATATCGTTATATTTCTGGAAATCGAGTGATTGTTTAGCGATCACCGTAGTCTGTTCTGCCGTATCACTCTTCATTTGCGAAATGGTCACTGCGGATGCTGTAGTTTTTCCGTAATAGTGAAAAGCTGCCCAGGTCAACAGTGAAATAAGCAAAGCGAAAAGAATTGTCACAACGACTGCCACTTTATTGATCATGTAGGCTGTCCCATAAAACAAAGCTGGCGGTCGATTTCTCGGCGGTTAATTAATCCCTTGTTGCGTTTGCCGTTCACCATCACCCATTGACGAAGGTCGTTACATGCCTGGGTAATATTGCCGGTATTAATATGGCGCAACAACGATGAATTTTTATAGGCGGTGATGCCAACGTTGAACGCAAATGAATAGAGCGCGGCCCGGGTATAATTGTCGATAGGGACTTTCACAGTGGCATCGACCGTTTTCTTAACCGGAGCTAAATCATGTTCGAGCAAAGCGCCGCATTCTTCATCGGAATAATATTTCCCTGGGATCACGTCTTTGCCTGTATGGCCGTCGCAGACGGTCCAAACACCAGCCACATCGCGATAGGGAGCATGTTCGGTGCCTTCCACCCCATAGGGACCAGGCAGGTAAGCAACAGTGATAGCCATTGCGCCGCCTGCTGCTACCGATAAAATTTTATTCCTCAGTTGCGGTGACATTGCCATTGTCGTCCTGCTCCGTTTCGACTAATACCCGATTGACCTTCTGCACTATTTCACCGGCCTGGCTAATATCATGCGTCGGAGATCCGCTGAGAAAATCAACAATGGCTTTTGTGCGCTGCTGATCGAATGTCAGGCGTTCTTGTGCCAATTTTCGATTAAGCGCTTCAGTCTTTCTTTTATCCAAATAGCCGAGCAATGAAATAATCGCGCCGGTTACCGCGATGAAGATATAAACCAGTTCCATCGTCGAAAGTCCCATCAGGCTAGAAAGCAGCGTGACTAACGCCCCGCCGTGTGTCGCGATATCTGATTTGTCATTCATCAGTTTCATGCTCCACCTCAAAAAGTGCAGGTGTTGATTGATAGGGTTCGTCTTCACGTCGTAGGCGCGATGTGAGTAAGTGTTTGATCGTCAGATTTAACGAAGAGACGAAAAGAAAAAGGCCACACAAAAGGTGACCTTGGTATCTGTTTTAAACCTCAATGTAAGGTGTATTCTCGTGATCCCACTGATCAAGAGAATTTCCCATGCCACAATATAATCACACCCCTGATGACGGCGCTTTTTATATGGCGTTAGCCTTGGCCGCTAAGCAAGACAACGTAACCACACCAGAACAATTACTTGCTAAGATCGATGAGTATTTGCCCGTTTGTGCAAGACTCATTCATGATCGTTTGAAAGCCCAGCAATATGCACCAAGCGCCAGCAGCAGCATGTCTGACTAATAGAAATTAGTCTTTTAGTAGAGAATTTCTTAGTAATAGATTTTTTAAGCAACATTAAAGAAATGGCTGTCCGTAGGTAAATATTTTACCGTTGTTCAGCCATCATATTTGAGTATATTTAAGCGCTTTACCTTTTATTTCTTCATAGGTTTTCAGGAATCGCTCTTCTTCCAGCTCCACACCAATGGCATCGCGACCAAGTTCGAGCACCGCTTTTATCATGCTGCCTGAACCCATAAAGAAGTCGGCCACAACATCGCCGGGTCGGCTGCTGGTCTGGATGATATGGCGCATCATGTCAGCAGGTTTTTCGCATGGATGCTTGCCAGGGTAATACTGGACCGGCGGGAACGTCCAAACGTCGGTATGCGGGACTTCTGCTGTAACAGCGAATGGCCGTCGCATATTTTGGTATTGCTGACGCAGTTCGTCGTACTCCACCACCAGCCCGGCATACGTTTTGCTCAGCACGTCGTAGCGTTCAGTCAATCCAGAATGGGGAGCCACCAGCGGACTGGATAATCCGGCAGCGAGCGCCTTTTCAGCAAACAACTTTTGTAATGCCGCATACTGAGCAGCCTTTGGCAACTGCCACTGACTCTCTGAAAACCAATGCGAGCACATTTGCGTACTGGTCGCGGCGTTGATTTCAGCAGCGGCGACCTTCAGCTTAGCGCGAGCATCGCTGAAATAATCAATCAGCGGTTTGAAGATTCGAGCTTTCAGTTCCTGGCATTTTACTGCGTAACCGACCTGCCCTTTTGCGAAACCCTCAGCCCCATAATGGCCAGCAAAGATGATGCGCTCAGTAGCGGGGAAAAAAGCCCGCAAGTCTTCTTTACGCATCCGGCGCCAAGGACCTGATGGTTTTGCCCATATTATGTGGTTCAGTACGTCGAAGCGCTGGCGTACCAGCAGTTCGGTATCTGCCGCCAGGCGTGAGCCACAAAAAAGATACAGACTTCCAGCTGGTTTCAGCACGCGCCAGAACTGCGCCAGCATGTCATCCAACCAAGCCAGATAGCTTTCAACGCTATCCCACTGCCGATCCCATGAGCAAGCCTTAACCCGGTAATACGGCGGGTCTGTGGCTATCAGGTCTATGCAGTTATCTGGGAGCGTTTTGATGTATTCGAGGGAATCAGCGTTAACGAGATTAACACTGTTTAAATTAACAGTATTTTTCATAGACCAGAAGCGTCCTTTTTGATAGGCTCATTCCCGCTGTGTGCACATCAGCAATGGGCCTTGGTTCGCCTGTGATCCTCTGTTTACGGGCGAATGGCGGTACCGGTGTTTGCGCACCATACCGCCGCCCATTCCACAAACAAAAAAAGCCACGCATCAACGCAGCCATTGAATAATTACCGAGTAACTTACACGCCCGGCTCGTGTTTTCTGCCATTCCCCAACAGCAAAAGAAGATGTAACCTATATTCACCCCAACAGTAAATTACAGGTTGCAATAATGAGCGATCGTCGTCCTACTTTTGATCACATGCCGAAAAATTTAAGGCCGGAACCTAAACCAGCGCCAACCCAAGCACCTAAACCGGCGACACCACCTAAACCATCGGAGTAAATTCTATGTCCCGAAGCGATACAGTTTTTGACCTTCATTATTCATACTATCTCGAAAATATGTTCAGCACATTGATGGGTAGACTGGATAAAACTATGTCTCTTTTGCTTATCGTTTTGGGTGGAGTAGCTTTTGCCCCGTTTAGTAATGTTTTTTTCTTCGGTGTTTCAGTGGCAACGCTATCAGCAGCACAGTTCGTTTTTCAGCCTGGAAAACAAGAAGGTATCGCTGGTGAACACGCAAAAAAATATCTTCAGCTTATCACAATGGCTGACACCATGGATGATGCGGCACTCCTGAAACGATTTAATGAACTTCAGTCTCTGGACTCTAAACCATGGGGATCACTAGCAAATGCAGCTCAACGAAGGGCAACCATTTCGCTTGGTCTAAACGACACCCTACCAGAATTGAATTACTGGGAGGCAATGATGTCATGGGTAGCCGGAGACTTACCCAAAAAAGAAACAGATGAACTCAGAGAAAATCATTCAAAGTAAAACATTGGTGCTCAAACCAGGTGGACACAAGCCTATCAATCCCAGGCCAACACCGAAACCGACATAAGCCCTAGCCGTTTAAAACGGTATTCTGTTTTGAGGTGTAATGCCAAAGCGAGTTTTTTCAAAAGATAAGGTTGCGTCGTTGTGACTGACCTTATCACATTACAACGTTTTTTGCGGACCGCATTAGTTTTTTTGTGGTTCGTCGAAAGAACATTCGTTCATATAAAAATCACCATTTTTTTCTTGGGTAACCACAAGGCATAACTTTGTAAGAAAATTACTTTTTCTACTTAACCATTTAAGTAATGATTTTTTCCCACTTGTGATATCAAAATTTAAATCATAATAATGATTACTAAGCGCATCCTGTATAATTCCAGCAGAAAAATCCGTGATACTTAATAAATCATTAGTCGCAGAGTCATTTTTAAATGCCTTCGCGAATGCAAAATGGTTATATTTGAAATCACCATAAGTCTGAATGCATCTCATTAATAATTCTTGTGTATTAGTAAAATTACGATATTTTGCATTTTCATTTATTGAATCATTATCGCAAATCCAAATTATTTTTTGCTTGGGATAACATAAAATAGACATAAAGGCAGAGATTGTATGACACACCCTTAGCACTTTTTCTGCCTCCTTAAATGACCACTCACCCAGACCGATTCTTTTGAAAAATTCTTTCGTGTACTTTGAATTAGCTCTATCTTGGCCCATAAATACACTTTCTATCGAATTATCAATAGCAACTGTCAAAATAATTCCATGGATAAAATTGTCAACAAGAGACAAGTAATCCTCAAGTGACCTCGAAACCCCGCCATGTTTTAAGTCCTTGTAGCTCAATTCTTTCCACGGAGAATTTAAATCATAATGTTCTCTAAGAGCAGCCATTTTATCTTGAAAAACTAATCTTTTGTCAGCAGAACAAAACAGGAATGAATAAGTAGAGAACTTTGCTCCTTTATGAGCCCCTCCGAAATCAGAAAAAATAAATATGCATTTGTCCTGTGAAAAATCAGGTAGAACTTTCAATGTTCTTATTTGGTTGCGTAGGAGGTGTATATAAAGAGAATAATCATCTATTGGTTTTGAAATCTCAAATGGCCCACATTTATTTATAACCATAACACCACCGATTTCACTCATTTTGTAACTTCAATATCCATATCTAGTACCTCGTCAGTCATTGAGAGGCATCCTTCCACAAACCCTTCCGCCATTTGGAATTCGATGCGGATAAGCTTTTCGTCCTTTTTACGGGCTTTCGCAAGTTTTCGTTTTGAAACCCCAAATACATAATATGCCACGAGGAGATTGTACTCCAAAGGACGTTTAGCTAACAACCTGCACAAACATCCATCCACAATGAGTCCATCGTTATCACTGCAAGTAAGTCTTAAATTACTTTTATGGGGTAAAAGGCCTTTAAATCCAGCTGCAATATGTGAGTAACTTACGCCGCTGTGATCACTGGCCGCCCAACCACCCCAACGTTCCAACACCATTTGAATATTACGCATATTGTCCCCTTTAATCTTTTTTTGTTGCAATAACGCCCATTGCCAGCGCCCTATCCAGAGTGCGTAACAACATCGATAATTGGCTTCCATTTTCAGACTCAAACGCCTTTGTATCCCCGTGTAGCGCGTCATGACATTTCCGGCATAACGGGATGGTGAATAGATCGTGGGCCTTCGTTCCCATTCCACCTTGCCCATAACCTATGATGTGGTGTGGATCATCGGCCTGGTTACCGCATCCGGCACAGGGTTGAGTTTTTACCCACCGGGTATAGTGCTCGTTCGTCCAGCGACGGCGCTTAGGGCGCAACATGAAAGACTCGGGTGGCTCTGAGTCTATTTTTAACGCC